ATACTCTGTAGTTTTATTAACTGATGGGAAAAACTATGGAACCTACAAAAATTTTGAACCTGAAATTTTGGAAGGCTTTTGCAGAAGCCAAAAACAGGTTTATTACTCCTGTAAAAGACAAAAAAAACAGTTTTGCGAATGATCATATGTATTGGTCTTTGGAAACGCTAAACGATGCTGTTAGGAAAGCATTTCACGATGGTGAACAAACCAAGATACATTACCATTTTGAGGACATTAATACTGAAGATCAGGCTGGCGTATCTATTTGGTTGGTTCATCTAGATTCTGGCGAGACTCATACTCAACTATGTATGGTTGACAAAGGTAATGGTCGAACAGCTCAGGTTGTTGGCGGCTGCTACACCTACGCTAAACGGTACATCCTCACTTCTCTTTTTGCTATTGGTGATGCGGAATCTGACGATGATGGCAACCTAGTTGAAGAAGAAGATAAAAAAGCGCCTAAGAGAGCAACTAAGGCCAACATTAAAAAAGCCTTAGATCTTATGGAAAAAGAAAAAATTCACTCTCGTATCTTTCAGGTTTGCGGTATTGAAGATCCTGAGCACATGACAGCCGAACAGCTAAAAGACCTTAATGAAAAAATTGACGTAACCATTAAGTCAAGAAAAGAGGAATTCTGATGCGTGTTTTTTATCACGAACAAGGATCTGACGAATGGTTACAGTCCAGGTGCGGTGTAATAACCGCATCTAACTTTCACAAGCTAGTAACAACAAAAGGTGAAAGAGCTAAAGGACTTACAACCGAAACCTACATAAATACTTTAATTGCTGAAAACGATTACAAAGAACCAATACGAGGCTATGTCAGCAAAGATATGGAGGAAGGTTCACGGCTGGAAGCTGAAGCAAGAATAATGGCTGAAGTTATTTTAGACGTTGAAATTAAGCAGGTTGGTTTTTACTGCCTTGATGACTATGACATAGGATGCTCACCAGACGGACTCTGGAGCGATACAGGAATAGAAATAAAAGCTCCTAAGCGTTCTACCCACATTGGATACAAACGAGCTAAGAAGCTGCCTACGGCTTACTTTCAGCAGGTTCAAGGAACAATGGCAGTCTTAGAGCTTGAATACTACTATTTCATGTCATATCGACCAGAACACAGTCCTTTCTTCATTAAGGTAGGAAGAGATGATAAGTGGATAGAAAAAGCGTTAGAAATCTTAAAAGATACCGATCAACAAATTAAATATGAACAGGAGTTGCTGTAATGGCTTTGATAAATTTATGTAGTTTAAATCAATCACAATACAAAGACGGTGAATATTATGCTCAGATAGAGCCAGATACCGTCAAATTATTGGCGCAAGCGTTGGAAGCAGGACAGTTAAAGCTGAACAAACACGGTAACATTGATATAAAAGGCTGGAAAAATTTCCCAAAAGAAGGAGGCGCTCCATACCTAGCTCTGAAATTCACAAGAGAAGAACCAGAAAATGTTCCACATGAAACATCTGAACCTTTAGCCAATGAATTGAAAGAGGACATACCATTCTGATGAAAATTGTAAGCATTAAAGAGACAGTAAAAAAACCTAAGAACAAGGCTGTTCGTCTTTGGGACGAGTTAGAGGATGGGCAAGCTATTGAGTTTGACGATTACGAAAAGATGCGCTCTGCATACTTTGCGGTCAGAAGTTACATCAAAAACTCTAGACTCAAGTACAAAGTTAAGCAGCATAGTACAGGCCATCCACCTGGATACTACTTGATGAAGGAAAAATTCGATGCCTAAAGAGACTCCTAGAGCTAAAGCGTTGCGTTTGTTGCAAAAACTTGTCCGTTTAAAAGCAGCAGATAAGGATGGTTATTGTACCTGCGTAACGTCAGGAGTCCGTAAACATTGGACAGAGATGGATGGAGGACATTTTATTGCTAAAGGAGCTAGTAGTCGTTGGGCGCTTGATGAGCGTAATGTGCATCCTCAAACTAAGTCTGAAAATGCCTATGGTATGAAATTTGGGACAGCCACACAAAACTATACTATGTGGATGATTGATATGTACGGAAAAGACTTTGTAGAACATATGCTTACAACTAAAAACGATATACATAAGCTCTATAAAGCCGATTACGATGAAATGATAGAGGACTTCCAAAAACAAATTAAGATAGAGGAGAAAAGAATTAATGGGTGATTTCTGGATAGCAAACAGTCAGCACAAAAAAGAGCAGTTAATTCAACATATTGAGGAAACCTACGAAAAAGACCACTACCTGATTGTGACGGTAAAAACTGGCAAACAACGCAGCTTGAGGCAAAACTCAGCACTACACCTATGGTGTGACCACGTTGCCAAAGCCTTGACTGAAAGCGGTCAGGACATGAAAAAGGTTCTAAGTCACCATGCTGATATTCCTTGGACCCAAAGCTCTGTTAAAGACTATCTCTGGAGACCTGTGCAGGAATCTCAAACTAATGAAGAATCTACAACTAAAGTAAAAAAGATAGACTACGTTAAAATATATGACATCTTAAACAGGTATCTATCTGAAAATCTTGGCATTAGTGTGCCTTGGCCTGTCAATGATCGTCATACCAGTTGAGCCAATATGGTTGGATATTGCTTACGATCAACCAGAAAGTATTAATAGTCTTAGCGTTAATAAGAATAGCTCAATTACTGGAAAGCTAGGCGAATTAGCGGTTTGCAGCTACTTTGCAGATTTAGGATTAGATTTTAGTTATGTAGACCGTATAGATTTTGATATTCTTGTTAATAACAAGCGTATTGATGTAAAAAGCAGCAGAGCGCCTCATTACAGAAAAAAAGAAGATGACGATGCGCTTGTAACTACTTACTTACGAGACCATCAAGACTGTGATTACTACGTTTTTTGCTGTATAGATATTCCTAGAGAAGAAGTATCTCTGATGGGATGGTGTACTAAGGAATGGTTTTGGACTACTGATAAAGGAAAAGATTACAAAACTGGTGAAAAAGTATATAGCCGCAGAATAAAAAAAGAAGCTAGGTTGTTGCCGTATAAATACTTGTTACAGGTATAAGGTGATTGTTATGAGTTTACCTCCGTTCGAGCTTAAAGATCCTCTGTCTATCGACTTATGGCTTAATGAAGCGCCTACTAAGTTTAAAGAAAAAGACGTTAATTTTATTATGTCTATTGCTAAACAGCTCAAGGATATGGAAGATTTTATCTATGGAAATGACGCTGTGTGCAAGAAATTCTTTGAACACATCATTGGAGACCAGAAGGTTATTCACTAAGTTTGACTAGCTTTCTGTTGGCTAAGTGAGCCTTCTTAATATCCTTCTTAGACTTACCATGATATTCAACTGCGTGATGGTTCTTGAGAAGCTCTTTACAAAGCCACTTGCTACCTACCTTTATATCAGCAAGCCATCTACCGTATTTGCCTTTCTCATACGTTCTTAGAGTAACCTTAGAGCCTACTGGACAGAACGCTTTGACAAATTCTTTTGCTGCAAGACCGTATTTCTTTTCTTTTGGGTCTCTACCTTTTCTATTAGTTGATTCGGGTGTGTCAATTCCATTAAGCCGTAAACAAACCCCGCGCCCAGTATCACCACAATGATGCAAACCAAACCCCAAATCAACATTAACATATAGAGTATCTCCATCGACTATTTTGGATACCGTAGCAGTAAAGATGTACGGATTACTCATACTCACCTGTACGAATTATATCGGTTAATTCTAAAGCACGATTGCCTACCTGCTTCGCCCATCTGCTGTTTAAAAACTCAGTTGCAGCCCGGTCATAATCTCCATCTTTCATGCCTTCATTTGCTAACACAAATTGTCTATATTTTGTGGCTCCCAGATTATAGAAGATATTTATAACAGCCTCCTGGCGAGTCTCATCCAGATTGCCAAACCAAGCATATTCTGCGCTTAATTCTTTGATACACCTAAGAATATCGTTAGATAGTAAATAATCAATTTCTTCATCACTCAGCCCTAGACCACTAGATGAGATATTTCTACCTACACCTATATGCTCCAGGCCATTTATATCCCGGTAAACGTGCTTTTTGACACCTTCGTGTCTTTTTAATTGTTCTATTAATTTATCCATTTTATACATCTTATTTCTTACTTGACCCACCGTAGAAGAATGCGGCTGCCGTACCCAGGATACCTGATAGCTGGCCCAGGACCAGGCTAATAACCGTTTCAGACTGTTGCGAGTGCTCGAACAAGGTGACAACCATCACATACGACCCATATAGCAGCAAACATATAATCGAAAATACTTTTGGTGTCCAATCTGTCGAAAAGTTTTCTCTTGCATCTTTCCTGTCCTCTACTTCTGTCTTAAAGGACTCTAAATCAATCTCCATTTCTCTAATGCGATTTTTGAAGTCTTGATCTGCTTGCTTAACTAATACTGCTTTCTCTGGTTCGCGCTCTATTAAATCTTCAATTTCGTTAGCTGTTGTAGTCTCAGGCAATCCCAATTTGGAAGCAGCCATCTTGACAGCCATTCCGCTGAGTGGTCCTCCGGCTGCTGAGGCTATAGTCGGTGCTAGTCGTTTGAGGAGTCCACCTAATTTCATCTTGTCAGCAAATACACTTTAATTAGCGCCTCTAGCTCGTTAATTACTTTTTTTCAGAATCTTCCGTTATTTCATCTATGGTCATACATACATCAGGAATACTTACACCTGTAGTCACCTCTGTCGCTACCCGGCCTACAGCTCGTATGCCTTTGTAGACACCTGAGCAGTATAGCTGCTTGTTGGCTATCATCTCTTCAGAGACAGTACATCCAGTAGTAATTATAAACGCTAAGGTTATGATATGTCGCATAAAATGGCCTCTATTTGGCATTGTTTAACTCTCGGAGTATAACTTGTTTCCATCATATGGTCTGATATTGAGTTAGATAACTTCCTGTCATTATCTCTAAATTCTTTAGTTGGGTTCAAATAGTCATTACCATCTGCGCCTAAATACAATATGTCCTGATTGCTATCCGAGCTGAAAAACAGCTTAGGAACGATAGCAACAATATCACTCCCAGCAACAACACTAATATTTACCATATCACCTAGAGGTTTTTTGCTTTTGAGCCACACATTAGGTCTGCCAAAGGTTATACACCTAACATCTCTGAAGGCTGGCCTCTTATATCCACTGGTGAGCCTGTGAGCGGTCAATACAGCCATAGCACCACCCAGGCTATGCCCAATGCAATAAGTTTTCTTAGATGGGTCCAGACGCTTTCTAATAGGCTTCCATACAGATGACTGAGCGGCTACAAAGCCTCCATGCGCCCATTTGCCATGAACGCGCCAAGGAATAGCAGATAAATTCATCACCCAATCAGCAGGATCTCCATTAGTGCCTCTGAACATGATGTATTGACAATCGTTGTGATAGAGGTAGAACGCTGTTGCTCCTAGTTTACTATCATATCTAGTAGCTCCTATGATTTCATCTCCGTAGGCTCTCTCAGCAAACTCACAAGCCTCTTCTATTTCACTCTTACTAATTCTTGTTGTTATTCCATCCACTACTCAGCTCCAGAGCCAAAGATTAAAAATACCATTCCAGCTATTACAATGACTGTAACGACCAATCCCAAGACCATCTTTGCTAATTGTTCTATTAAAATCTGCTCTTCTTTCTTGGCTGCTATCCTAGCGGCTGCATTTGCTTTGCGCTTAATTTCACGTTTCTTTTCTATCTTTCGGGCCTCGGCTTTGATTTTTATCCAACGGTGAGTAGCACCTTTTCGCTGATAGTGGGCCGACAATTTTGACATCATGCGCTCAATTCTCTCCTCTTGCTGGTCAATAGTTATCGCTTCTTCCAGCGCGGAGCCTGTCATTAAATCATCAGTACCAGCTTCTCTGGCTTTCTTGATATGTTCTTCAACTTGCTTTTTAGCGGTAAAAAACTTACCAACCTCACCAGCCATGTCCTCTACGTCTTTTTTCTTAGCGATCAGTCCTTGCACTGTGACAAAGGCGGAATCTAATGCCTTTATTGCCAATAACGCTTCACTTATCATGGCTCAATCCTCTTGCACATAGCGGTAATGTTTGTATTTACTGAATTAAGGATTATTCTTTGAGCAAACTTTTCACAAGTTGTTTTTTCTTGGAAACACAAGCCGCCATCGCA